TTGAAGCATCGCGACAGATGTCGAGCCGCTTTCCGCCATCAATAAAACGAGAGCCGACAGCGGATGCAACCGTCGCGTTAGTCGTCCCCACCAGCAAATTCCCCGACGCATCCAGCGTCATTTTGGCCGTCGCGAAGTCGGTGATTTCTGCATCAGCAGCACCGGAAGCGGCAGTGTACCACAAATGGGAACTGGCTGCTTGGACGTATTGGGCAGCGGCATTTGCTGTTACATATTCCCACCTAGAATTAGTGGTATCGTAGTATCCATTATTTCCAACCTGAACAAACGGTGCGGTTGAAAACGAATTGGATGTTGCTGAAATGTATGCGCCGCGATTGTTGATCTGAATCGCTTTGAAAGTGCTATCCCACGCACTCGGCGTAACTCCGATGCCAAGTCCGTTGGAGTTGAGGGTCATGGCGAGTCCGGTGCTTAGGCCAAACACCAACGCACCGTTGCTCGCAATGCCGAAATCGGTTCGACTGATTCCTGACATCAAAGATATGCCTGATCCAATGTAACCAGTTTCTCCGGTTCCATCAGCAAATCTGGAAATGACAGAAGCTCCAGTCGATTTGAACTGTGATGTGCTGGCGGATGCGCCGCTGTTAATTTCGCATTGATAGGAAGTGGCAGCAGCACCAATACCTACGCCGACCGAATTAACGAACAGCTTATTCGTCCGCACCGTCAGATCGCCGGTGATGGTGGCGGAGGCGAGGGTGGCGGTGCCGCCTGCTCCTAGGAGGGTGTTGACCGTAATCTTCCGGGTGGAACCGGAGCTGGCCATCGAGGTGTCTGCGATATTAACAATCGGCAGAACGTCAGTTGCTGGGTTAGTGGTGACCTGTGGGGTCAGCAGTGATGTGATTTTTGTATCTGCCATATTATTCTACGTTTAAGATGAATTTATCTGATCCTTCGGTTAAAACTAAATCAACTCCATCCTCAGCGGCTATGCTATCGTATGTTCCAAATGTTATTACGATCTTGCTGGTTCCATCCTCTTGGAGAATGAAATAGCCACCTTCAAACTCTATCAACAAATAGTCATTGTTTTCAAGCAGGCACCTATCGCCGCTTTCCAACAGCAACATGCAATCAAACCCGTCCTCCTGAAGCAAATCTCTCCGAACGATAGGAGGATCGATGGGGGTGACTGAGCCACCTCCATTCGATGCCAACCTTGTTCCAAGAGCGAGAGTCACCTGTTTAGGAGTTGATCACACCGTTGAACGCCACCACCGCACCGAACGAAAGCTGGAAGCTCTGGATCGGTCCAGGGAGCGTGATACCAGCCGGGATGGTCGCAGTGGACCAAGTGCCAGTGATGTTGTTACCGGTGATCGAAGTGAAAGTGGTAGGGGAAATCGTGGTCACCGCAACGAATGGGCCAGTGGTCAGGCTCGTGGCGGTCACGAGGCCGAAGCCAGCATTACCCATTGAATACTGGATCGCTTGATTTGATACGTCGCTCATATATCCCAGATCTTCCGAATTTGATTCTTGCTGAAAGTGCTTTCAAAGCGGGAACCCTGCCGGTCTTCCATCCGGCTGAATCCCTGCTTTACCTTGTCCTTGAGTTCGGCTTCACGAGCAAAACCGGTGACCCCGAATCGGGCCACCGGCTGTCGCGTCCACCGTTTCCCATCAAGGACAACAGAGTCAGTACCCATCGGAGCGATATGCTCGATGGACCGACCATTGTTCTCGAAGGTGTAGATCGGCATGTTAGGACTCCATCTCGCTATCGTACTTGGAAACCATCTCGCGCATGCCCTTTTCATCCATAGGCTGCTTGGCTTCCATTGCATCCTCACCGGTCTTCTCGTACTCAGCGGGCATACCGTTCACGCTCTTGATCTCGACGTAAGCTTCGCCGCCTTTGAGCTTCTTGAGAATACCGCGAACATCATCGAGAAGCACTTCATCACCCACTTCAGGAGTGGCCTGCTGGCCATCTTCCATGTCAGTGGAAAGAGCCTCGACCGGAATAGAAATCATGGGCGCATTGTTGTCAGCCTCTTCACATCCGCAAGCGGAATGAGAAGGGGCACCACCGATTGCTCGATGATGCCCCTTTGGGCTGACGGCAATCACCGTAATGGTGGCCGTCTGTGGTCGCATATTACAGCGTGGTCGAGGTCTTAGTACGATGCACCAAGTACCAGGTCGGGTTATTAGTAGAACCCGTGTTACCAGCAGCCAAGCGCAGAGCGGCGAAGTACAGCTTCACACCAACGGTGATGAGCTGGTTCAACGGATCGCTCTTGTCGGGGGTATCGGTGATCACAATCTTCGGAGACAACGGATCATCACCGGTCAAAGCGGGGATACCGAACGCTTCGCTACCGAGGAACAACGAAGCGATGATGTCCTTGCTGACGGCCAAGCCACCACCAGCGGAGGTCGCCTGATAAACGAACTCGTCCGAAGCGGTCGCGGAACCGGTGCTGACAAACGAGTTGGTTTGGCTGACCACACGGCAACCGTAGATGGAACCCACTTCGCCCTTGTAGAACGGCACACCCTTGTTGCCGTAGTTGGAGGCGTTCAACCAGTCGCTATCGCGCATCAAGTCGCGGATCACGCGAGGATCGGTCGCGAGGACGTAGCCACCGTTGATCAGCGGAGCGCGGTTGCGCTTCAGGCGGGTCATGGAATCGAGGACAGCCGAGGCGGTCATCGTGGTGTTCGCAGCAGTGGTATCGCTGTTCAGAGCGGAGAAGCTCTGGGTGGTCAGCGTAGCGGGATTGCCGTACACCTTCACGCCACCGGAGCTGGCGACAGTGTTCACAGCGTCCGAGTTATCGAACGTACCACCACCTTCGGCAGCGGAACCGATGGACGAACCACTCGCGGTGAGGTTGGAGCCAACCAACACGTTACGAATCACGGAGTCAACCCAGAGGGCCATGTCCAGACCGGAGGTCTTGGTGGCCTGCTGCATGGAGTTGAACAGGTCCGTGGCGCGGAGGATGTCGGTCAAACCGATCACCTGACCATACTGGGCGAGCGACTTGCTCAGGCTGTTCAAAGCCAGAGCGCGGTAATTCGCGGAGCTGATGGCAGTACCCTCAGAGCTGATGGTCTGGACACCCGAGACGCTCGGCGCACCGAATCGGAACATTGAGATGGCTTTGTTACCATTGTTCCGGGGGATCGGAGCCTTCATGGCGAACTGATCCAGGATGGTCTCCTGCTGAACGATGGAGAGCAGTTCCTTACTGAAGTAGTTCTGGAACTGGCTCGTGAGCGTGGTTGAAGTAGTAACTGGCATATTTTAGTTGTGGTTGGCCATTAGCCTTCGTCCCGGTCGAACTCTCTCGTCGCTCGCATGAGCGCATCCCTTTGCTCCTTCAGGGATAGCTTGGAGAAATCCTTCTCCTCTGCTTTGAGTTGTCCTGCCGGTACGCTTTTACCAATGGCGGTCTTCTGCTGGAGCTTACTGAGTTGTTCTTTCAGAGACTTGTTCTCGGCTTCCATCGACTGAGATCGTTCGGCTGCATTCTGGAGCTTCACAATTTCGACAGCGTGAACGAGTCCATCAGGAGTCGCGGTCAACAGCGGGAAATTATTCAGAAGCTGAACAGTACGCTTGTACTCAGAGCTGTTCTGATCTTTCAGCCAAGCCTCCTTCTCGGACAACTTGCCGTAGTTTTCAGCCCATGACTTCTGGAACTGCTCCTGTTGAACCTTCTGCTGTCTTTCACCAGCCGCTTTCCTGACATTATCAGCCTTGGCTCGCGCTGCCTTGGCCAACTGAGAATCGCCATCAGCCTCGAACTCCTTGGCCGCAGCCTCGTAGTCCTCCGCCGTATAGCCCTTCTCGTCCCGATGAGAATTGGTCTCGGTAGCCTTGGATTGCTCCCGGCTCCTGCTCCATTCCTCACGCTCACGCTTCACCGCTTCGCGCTCAGCCTTGAGGGCCTCCTTCTCAGCGTTGATTTGCTCCCAAGTCTTGGCCTTTCGGTTCTGCTCCTGGGCGAATTTGCTCTTCTCCTTCTCAACCTTCGGCTCAGTCTTTGTCGCCTTGGTTTCAGTCTCTGACTTTGTGCTTACTTCCTTCTCACCACCATCGAACTCTTTGCTGGCGGTCACCTCATTGGAGGATTCCTGCTCAGTCGAAGCTGTCTCACTTGGTGTTGGAGACGACTCCCTTGGCTGGCTGTCGATATCGACACCGGCATCGTGATCTCTGGCTAGGGCGAGTAGGCCATCTGCACTGATTGATTCGTCTGACATGTTGTGCTTTTACTCGTTTGCTGGTCCGCACAGACCAACAACCGCAACTTTGATCCTATGTATTCGTGGCAGAACTCGGATCATCTTCCTGCCCCGTAATTGATTCCTGATCGGCCATCATCTCGATGACCTTCACAAGACTGGCCTGACCCATTGCAAATCCTGAGGAGTATTGCAAATGGTTTCGGTCAGTTATAGCAGAAGCGTTCTGCATTAGCACAGTGTTTAACAGTGCGTCCTTGAATCGTTTGCCAGTATCGCTTCTGAAGAAATTGTTGAGCGCAGCCGCGTCCTCCTTTCGCCAAGGAAGCGGATCGACCCACATCTGATGCCGCGAGAAAGTCCAAGCGGTCCTGAGTTTCGCGAGGAAGCTGATCATTTGGCAGCGGCCTTCTTCCGACCAGCCGCCTGACGGCGCATGAACTCAGCGGCCCCGAGGTTTTTGCGACCGATGTATGCCGCGAGAGCCTTCGGATCATCCGCGCCCTCCTTCTTGAGTTCCATTGCCAGTTTGCTGAACTTCGATTTCTTCTTCATGTGGTTATGTGATTACCAAGCTTTGCACGAGTGATACCTCGGAGTGGTTTTATCCTTCGCCGTATCGCAGTTATGCCGCGCACGGAAGTTCTTTCGCCGTTCCGGGTCATCCTTCTTGATCTCCATATTCGGATCACCGAATCGGACCTTGATGATCGTACCCTTCGGGTTGCGAACATACACGGCCTTCTTCTTGGCCTCGCCCGGAGTGTAGAACGGCTTGTTCAGCGTGACCTTCTTGCCTTGGTAGTCGGCCATATCAGGACTGGAATAGGGGTGAATCCTGCAATTCCTTGATGTTCTCGGACTTCCTACTCTTCTGGAACCTGATTTTCGGTGCCACACCCTCCTCAAGCTGCTCCAAATTGGTAGCTACATGATGAGTAGGGGCCGGAATCGCAGTCAGAATCGGCTGAGGGGGTTCAACAATGGTAGTCATAGCGTGAAATTCACCGCACCAGTCAAATTCCAGCACAGTAGGCCAACAAGTGGGTCTACTGGTGGGCGGGAACCTCCGGCAAGTGCTGTCAGAGGCTCGATATCGGCAATCTTTGCAGGTCATTTGTGTTCTTAAACAGGGGCTTGCGCCATCTCAGGCTGCGGAACCGGTACTTGCTGCTGCTGATTCGGCAAAAGACCGCTGCTCGTGAGGAATTTCTGGATCTCCTTCCGCAATTTCCGCGCCTCATTGGTCGCCACCTGCTCGTAAGCCTGTAGCAGGGAGTCCAAACGCACCATGAACGCATTCTGCGCCGCAGGACTGAACTGTTGACCCTGCTGGATCGCCCCATTCAGGTACTGCATCAGCACCCCGATGCGCCCAGCGTAGTTCTGACCCGGCTTCGCGGGCACCGGAATGCCCACCAGCAGAGTCGGAATCGTCTTGGTCTCGTCCTCCAGCTCGTCCTGCTGCTTCTGACCCGGATCACGGATCAATTTCTTGATCAGGCTCGGATCATCCAGCTCCATGATGCTCTTGTCCAAGGCCACCTGATCCACCCAGGGCGAGTTCATAAAGAGCTGCTTCCGATTGATGGCCTGCTGAACCATCATCTGACGGCTCACCATGTCCATTCCACCCTTCGGCTCCAGCTCATACTGGTCATGCAATGCCACCGGATCAGCATCCAGAGAATCCTCTGCGAATCGGTAGCGCAGACTCTTGCTATCGTACTGCACATACAAACTCCAGCTCTGCCGGTACAGCTTGCCAAGGGCCATGCGGAACAACCGCGCCCGCAGATCCCCGCTCTGCATCGACTGAGCGTTGATGCTCTGGATCTCGGTCGCCGTCCGCCGATCACTGCCACTGCTCATCGCACTACTCATCGCGTAATCCGGGCTACCGATCCGGTTCTCCGCAATGGCCCGAGTCTGATTCAGCTCCTGATCAAAGCTCACGGGAGGCTGCGGCATCTGAACTGGGGCCACGCCATACGGGAGAATCTGTCCCGGCTGGAACCGCAGGTTGATGCTGTTGGGCAGCTCCCGTTCCGCACGGAACAGCGGGCGATTGTACAGCGTCATCGCGTCATGCTTGTGATTCCACATAGCAGTCATGCTCAGCTCGAACGCCGCCAGAATCTCGCACACGCCTCGCGGGCTGAACCAGCCCTTGTCCTTGATCTCATACGGGAAATCCACGAACGGGCATTGGCCATGATCATAGGGCAATTCCATCGGGTCCCGCAGATCGAGATCCACCGCCGCAGGGCTATATGTATAAACCTCCCACACCCCATCATCACGCTTCCGGTAAACCTCCCAAACGATCACGCCATCCGTGTTCGTGGTGTAAGTGATACCCTCGCGCAACTGCTTCGCGCTATCCTCGGTCGCCGCCCCCGGAATGTTATCATCCTGCTGCGGATTACCCCGGATCTTCTCAATGGTCTTGGGATCGCTCTTCCATCCCAACTGCGCTGCCACCCGCTTGTAAGCCGGAACACTCATCGGCATCACATGCACCGCCCAGTCCGCATCCTGCAAATCCACGGTGTACGCCGGGACCACGAAATACATCGGATCAATCGCCTCAAATCCCACCTGCTTATCACCGGGATTCCAGAAGCACTTCATCACACCACGCCCGCTCATCAGCGTGTAATCCACCCAGCTCAACACCTCATCCACGAAGTTGGTCTTCTCCCGAATCTTGTAATTGAACCAATCCTCCGCTACGCGGGTATAAGCATTCAACTGCTGGCGCATCGGAACAAAGCTGGCCACTACATCCATGCCGAGTGCCTGCTGGAGGAATAGCGGCTTCAGCTTCTCGATGGCCGTATCAATGAGCGGCCAATGCAGATCCGCCGCCTTCGGCCAGGGCTTATTCGCACGGCGCAAACCATTGTGCCGCAGCTCATACCACCGAGTCTGACGTATCTCCCACGGACTGCGCTGGCTCACGGCCTCCACGATCTGGCCCTGCAACGCATTCCGCTGTTTATCGCTCATCATAAAATATTGCTCCTTTCCTACCCCCCAACATCACATCCAGCAAGCGCAACCCCTTTTTCGCTCGGTTCTAGTGGGCCAATCTCATCCTCTAACCTCTCCATCAAACTCCGACCATCCTCATTCACCGCCCGCATATACTCATCCATCCGCTTCCCGCCACCACCACAGAAAGCCAGCACCACCGCATCCGCCCGATCAGGACTGTTCACGCCCCGCGCCCTCAGCTCGTCTTTTCCTTCGAGGGTGAGCTTCCCCTTCCCATTGGTCCGCACCTTCCGACTCACGAACTGCTGGAGAAGCACCTCATCCGTACCCACCGGACCCAGATTCACCTTACCCTCCTCCACCATCCGCCCGAACTCAATCCACATCTCCGCAGCCCGATTCACGAACTGATCATCCCGAATGGCCCGCTCACCAAAGTTCACCCGCCTCACATCCCAACCCTCCGCCCTCAGCGCATCGCACATCACCACACCCATACCACCCACATCCGCATAGATATCCTCAGCCTTCAGCTTCCACTTCCTGAACTCGGCTATGAACCGCCCCACGCTGGCCATCGTGTCCTTGTCCCTCCAGCGAACAAGGCCCTTCACCGTATTCCCCTGGCGCACGACCAGCACGCTCTCATCCCCGCCCGCGCTGAAATCGCAACCAGCGGTAAGCCGATGCCCCTCCAGCTCCTCCTTGGGTGGGCCACTAACTACCTTCTGCCAGTCCGCAGTCCTCACAGCGGTCAAACTCCCGTCGTCCTCCATGAACTCCGCATAGATCATCGAACGCACCAGCGGATGACCCTCGCCCCACCTCGCGAACTGATCATCGATCCACTCCTTCCGAATATGCGGGCAATCAAAAGCGGTAACGGTAAAGGTCTGCCACTTGCCGTCATTCCGCCTGAAAACATCGTAGAAGTACCCGGAGGACCCTCCCGGACTGCTCATCAGCAATGTCCTTGTAGGCTGGCACCGCTCCATCGATTGGAAGATCCCGTCCGGCACCGCCTTCGCCTCGTCCACAATGTACATCAAATCACCACTCGGACCCTGCACATGCCAGCCCTCAGCCTTCTCCGGGTTGCTCGCTGAGAACCCAATACACCGGCTCACCAGCTCCTGACCATCCACCTTCTTGGGATACACATAGCGGATCTCGCCATCCTTGATCGAGAAACCATTCTCCTCGCCTCCCAATCCATTGATCATTTTCCGAAGATGCGGCCACAACGCATCAGCCACCTGTCGGTACACACCAGCCGTACACACCACCAAGCTCCCCGGCCAGCGAAGCATATGCCAGATGACCGCGCTCGCGGCGACCATGCTCGTCTTGCCAGAACCATTCGCAGCCTTCAGAGCCACCTTCGAATGCTTCTCGTTCAAGGCTCCCAACACCTTCTCCTGCCACGCATAAGTATCGCGTAGGCCAAGCATCATCTTAGGGAAGTTCTGCAACTGCTGAGCTTCCTCCAGTAGCTTCCGCTGCTTCCAAGCAGGGATATGCGAACCCATTCCGAGTGAAGGGGATTTCTTCTTCTTAATTTGCTTGACTGCCATAAAATTAGGTTGGGTTAGGGGGAGGGGGTATAAGGTGACATCCACCCCCCCTCCTGGTGGTCCCCCACCCCCCGTCGTGTCCTTATTGGTATACGCTATCCTATTACTTTCCACCTCCGAATGCACCCAGTAGACTACCGCTAATTGATAATTCCTTTCCACCTTTCCCAGTGTGTTCTAGCGATGCGCGGGCAACGTAACCTCTAGTTCTCTCTAGTAACCAAGCGCTTCCTTGCCAGCCGTTTCCACATTGGCGCACTACGGAGGATAGTTCTAGTTCCCCCTCAAGTCGGGCTTTCTCCAATTGATCGGCAAAGCTTGGATTGCGTTTCAGGAAGTCATGCCAGCGTCCAGCGTTACCGCTTGGGAATCCGCAGAGGATCGCCACACGCTCAAGGGGAATCCCAAGCTTGCATGCCTCAAGGGCTTTTTTTTGATCAGCCTCTGAAACGGGAATTCGTGGTCTCCCCACCTTCCTCTTCCCCCCCTCGGACATCACATGTCCAACCCCTAAACCGTTCGCCAGGTTTTCGCTTTTTTGAATTTTAGAAACCTTCGCCATGCGCTCCCGATAGTCCCCCTTTCGATTATTTGCTTTCTTCCGTTGACTCCCGTTGCATCCCATCGCATTCTCTCCCCGCGCTCCGATTATCGGAGCCTTTAAAAACCTATGCGTTCCCTCAAAAACCTATTCCAAGCCCTAGCGTTTCTTGCGCTTGCGGCTCTCGTTCTCGGTGCTTTTGCGTTCTGCGTTGCGGAACTTCTCATCGGAGGTGTCAATTGACTCTCTACCGTTGCAGCGGATTCCGTTCCGTCCGTGCTGATTCCATCCGAGACGCCGCCGAGACCTTTGCGAAACGTGCCGCCCGTCGCGCATTCGGTCGTCGCGGTATCGTCCGAACCATGGTTGAGGATTCCTACACCCGGAACCTTTCCATCGTAGAGTTTGCGGCATTCATCGGGTATCCGACAGGCCGAAACGAAACGACCGGTCACAATATCCGTTTTACCGTGATCAACGGAGGTTCCCTGTGACCAACGGATTTATTCTCCACGAAGACCAGCACCGAGTCATCATCGCCACCGGCTTCTCTAAAGCTTCGGACAACCGGAAGACAGGCGATATGATCCAGATCTGGATCCTTTGCAAAGCCGTTGATCCCGTTGAAGCGATCAAGTCCGGCTTGGATCGTCTCATTTGCGGAAATTGCGTCCACCGTGGCGACGGGACCGGCTCCGGTCGTTCGTGCTACGTCAACGTCGGCCAAGCTCCCCTTGGGATTTGGCGTGCGTGGCGTGCGGGCCGATATCCCACCTTGCAATGGATGGATTGCTTCGCCGGTAGGAAAGTCCGCTTCGGCGCATATGGTGATCCCACGCATATCCCTTTGAGCCTTGCGCTTGCCATTGCTGGCGTTTCAAGCGGGTGGACAGGCTACACCCACCAATGGCGCAAGCCTAGTTTGCAAGGGTGGAAGCAAATCCTTATGGCTTCCGTCGATACCGCGGCTGAACTCCTCATCGCTCGGTCAATGGGCTGGTCAACTTTCCGTGTGACCCCGGATTTAGATCACCATAGCTTCGAAAAGCTATGCGCCAGTGAACGCGACGGGACCGCTTGCGCCGATTGCCTATTCTGCGACGGGTCCCGCTCCGGTATCCTCTCAATCCATATCCCGGCCCACGGGACCGGAAAACGTCACTTCGTTGATATGGCTAAGTTGATCGCTTGAATTTCCCGGCGAGTCCATGGGGGAAACTCCGTGGATTCTGCGGGCAATTGATGCCCAAGCAAAACATATGAAAGTCAAATCCCACAACCCCTATCGAATCACCACCACCGAGGCCCTAGAAAACGAAGGGTTTTCCGACACCCCGGAAAGCCTCGAGGCCTTCGCCCGCAATGCCATGTGGGAATCCACATCACCCGCTTGCTGCACAGAAGGGTGCATCGTGGAACCCGACGGGATTTGTTCCCACGGGTGTCCTTCGATCTTGATCGCTTTGGGAATGATTTGAACCACGAACTCAACCCGCATCATGCAAGCAATCCAAACCAAATACCTCCCCCCCACGGACACCAAGGGTGCCCGCGTCAAAGCAACATGCGAAAGGGGAACCCGCACAATCCCATACCCTTATGAATTGTCGGGTGATTCGGTCCATCGGGAAGCCGCGTTGCAACTCGTGGAACAATTTGTTGCCGAAGATTGGAAAGAGCGATCCATTCCACCGTCAAACAATCCATGGAAGCGGGCTTTCATTACTGGGGGACTTTCCGATGGAACCATGGCGCACGTCTTCCTTTGAACCATGAAACCCCTATTGCGGGTAATAGGGTATCTTGCCCTGTGTTTGCTTTTCACTTTGTTGCTCATTCTCTCCGCGCTCGCTGGTAACTAACCCAAGCAACCCACCGTGCCCCGTAGGTTCAACCCTGCGGGGTTTTCTTTTGCCCGATTGCCCGCTTTCCCTTTTCTAGTTGGCCAATCCTTCCTTCCTAGTCCCCTTTCCAATTGTCACAAGTCGCCAGGTTGACCCCCTAGGACATCCAATGTCCGATCCCTCTATTTACATAGCACCTCATGGTACGACACCCCATGTCCCACCCCGTTACATCCCCCATCGATCATCCCGAAATCTGTTTCGGGATCATCCCCGCGACCCGCGACCTTATGGTGCGGTATTCCAGATCTCCCATACGCCATACGGAATTCGGAATTCGGGAATCGGAATTCGGGATTTGGAAAAGCGGCAAATTATGGCGCGGTCTTCCGCATTTCGCTCCGCCCCCCGTAAACATTGGCCCGAACCCGGTTCACAGAAATCTTCATGGTGCGGTATTTCCATCTTGACCACGATGGAGATGGTGCGGTAGGTTGGCCTCCGAACAACGAACAACGACCATGAAACTACAAGAGATCAAGGACGCGGTGCTGGCTGGCAAGACGGTGCATTGGAAGAACGAGGGGTATCGGGTGATCCATGCTCCGAAGATTGGGGAGTTCCTGATCCGTTTCGACTACAACGAATCGATGACCGGACTGACATGGGCTGATGGCGTGACCATGAACGAGCGTGAGGAGGACTTCTTCCTTGGGGAGGAGTAGGCCAATCAACCGAACACCGAACCATCATGGGATCATGGATAGTACCAAAACAGTTACGCACCTTAGCCTCTGCACCGGATACGGCGGCATCGACCTTGGACTCAATCGGGTTATCCGAGGCATGCGAACTCTTGCTTATGCGGAGATCGACGCGTTCGCGGTCGAGGTGTTACTTGCGCGAATGGAAGATGGGTCGCTTGATCCGGCTCCGATCTGGACTGATGTACGGGATTTCCCGTGGCATCTTCTTCACGGCAGCGTGGATATCCTCAGTGCGGGATATCCGTGCCAGCCCTTCAGCCATGCGGGACTCCGCAAGGGAGACAGCGACGAGCGGCATCTCTGGCCCCACATCAGGCGAGGGATTGAGTCAGTTCGACCTGCGATTGTCTTCCTCGAAAACGTCGAGGGCCACATCACGATGGGACTCTCCAGCGTCATCAGCGATCTGGAAGAGCTGGGTTACGAGGCAGCGTGGGGAATATTCAGCGCGGAGGAATGCGGTGCGCCGCATCGCAGGAACCGAGTGTTCATCGTTGCTACCGACACCCTGTGCGAACGAGGACAGCTTCCGCTTGAATGGCTCAAGCCAGCAATCCAAGACGCTGGAAGCGATGGCGCGGCGGGGAGAGCTGAGGACTGGAGTAATATCACAAGCTGGTCCATTGAACCCACTATTTGTAGAATCGATGATGGGATTACCAATCGGGTGGACCGACTGCGCCTACTCGGAAACGGAGTCGTTCCCCAGACCTCCGCTCTCGCCTTCCGAACCCTGCTCCGAGAAGTAACTTCCAAGTAGGCCAATCAACCCCCCCATCCCCTCATCCCCCTCCCAAGCACCCCCGGACCCCCATCCGGGGATTTTCGTTTCTAAGCGGTCGATACCCCCGAACCGGATACACAGTCCATTTCGCAATCAAACGCGCTCATAGCCCCCTTCCAGCTCCAGCAATCGCCATCCTCCATCCTCCATCCAACCCAATACTTCGCAATCAGTGGGGGTCCTGAAAAACCGCAGCCGCAGCGTGGGGGCCGTCAGAGCCCCCGAAAAGCGTTGCGGCGTAAGCGGTTTTTAACTCCCTAGAAGAGGGAGTGACAAGACTCCCTCTAGGGAGGTAGTAGTGGCCATGGGAACTTCTGGGGATGCTTGGGTTAATTTATTGCGAGTTATCTTGACATGATTCCGAGTGGAATCTACCGTGTTTCCACCATGAGTTATCTCGACAATGGTTCCACGCTTCGGTCGATGTTCCGACTGACGCCCCCGCAACGCCACGACATCGATCCCACTCGATCGGAAATTATCACCTACATAAAGGACAACCTTCATTGTGATATTGGCCGTGCAATACGCGCATTCAACTCGATGCGAAACAAGAAGTCCCAGGTACTTGTATATGACATGATTCATAGGCAATGGCGTGGGTGCGACTGGGTGCCTCCGGAGGATGGCGACCAGATCACGTTTCTGACTCGCACGATCAACGAGATGAAGCGTGAGTTGTTCGCGCTGAAGTCTGAGGTCCGTAAGCATGGCCGAGTGATTGGCCAACTGGAGCGTAAGCGATCGCGCAAGCGCGAGGAGGAGGAAGAGGAGTCCATGGAATCCGATCCCGATCCCGATCCCCAACAGCAACAAGCCGCTCCCCCCGAAGAGAAAGCGGCTGATGGAGAGGACTGGTTTAAGGCTATGCGCGCCGCCCTCGCTGAGGGCGATACGGCTTCTTCTCCTTCAGTTCCGCCCCAGTGAACGCGAGGGTGTTGCATTCCTCCCACTGAATGCCGGTGGCTGAGTGTTGAAGATTCAGAATGGGTGATGGGAGTCCGATCCTCCCTCCCCGCTTGCAGAAGGCTAACTGGAACCTTCTAGGCTTGGACTGGCCTACTTCATGGAGAACCGCTATCTCCCGCGCCCAGTTGGCAAGCTCGGACGATCCGAATCCTGAGTGGGCCAGCTCCATAGTGGTGAGCGGCTCTCCGCCTTCCTTACGCTGAGGCTTGGAGACATGGTGCATCCAGACCCATGCGACCTTGGTCTCATGGAGGATGGGTTGGAGCTTGTTACGGAGGAACACGCTGACCTCGGACTGATCGCTCAGGTCTCCACCGAAGTAGGAGAACAGGGGGTCTGCGACGATGAGATCCAGCTTGGACTTGTGAATGAATCGGCGGGCGTAGGCCAAGAACGCTTCACCGGTTCGTATGGTCTCGGTGCGGAACTCTAGGTTCTTCTGGAGCTGGTTCATCTGATCGAGGTTGAACCGTCTATGGATCACCCCTCGGAACGCTTCTGCGAGATCGCCACGATCGTTCTCTGCCTGGACGACTCCGATCTTCAGTGGCTTCACCGGCTTGATGCCGAAGAAGTCGAGACCGAGGGACCACCGGACGATGATCTGCATCATCAGTGATGACTTCCCGATGCCGGTTCCACCGCTGATGATCATGGAGGAGCCGCGAGTGATCCATCGATTGCCGATGAGGTTGTCTGGATCTTTCTCAGGATCAAAGTCCATGAGGTCTTTGACCGTGACGATGGTGGACTGGTCCTCATCGGTCTCGCGGGCGGTGAGCCAATCCTCCCACGAGTTTGCGCCCAAGTTAGTGGCCAACAACTTCTGCTGTGATTCGCCCCTCCATGCGCCGGGGAGCCGGGAGAACCTTGATGGGTTCTTGTTCTTGGGATCGATTCCGGGGATGGCGGAGTAGATGAGGTCGCGGCGGGCATCCCACTCTTTGCGGGAGGGAGCATCCACCCGGACCCAGCCGTGGATACTCTTGCCCCCGGAGTCGATGAGAACGCTGATGGGTAGACCTGAGTCGCGGAGGAGCTTCTCCTGCTCGGGCTTGGGCTTGTCATCGAACTCGACGAGGACATGGCGGTATGCGCTGACATCGTTGTCGGAGCCGCTGTAGAGGTTGGGCTTGAACGGGTTGATGCGGACGTAGACTCCTTCGGCGCGGTCGGGGCGGAACAGGATGGAGTCGGGCGAATCGAATCGCTTGATCCAATCCTCGACCGGCAGGAACGATCCTGAGGTTAGTGGCCTACCCTCCTCGACCTGTTCGCAGATGCAGACCACTTCGGTGGCGGCGAATGCGGATGAGAGGAATCGGCTGAACTCGGAAGCACCAGGGGTGGTGGTTGGAGTGGGTCGCTTGAAGGTTACACGCGAGAGGTCCATGCCCATGCCCATGCCCACGGTACTCTGGATCAAGTGGCCCGCTGGTTTATCGTGGTTCCGAGATGAGGCCTCGCGGAGTTTGTAGGCCAGATCCTTGTCGGACCACGGAGGCTGGCAGGATAGGTTCCATTCAGCGAGCAGGGTCATTGCGTCCCCGTAGCCTAGCTGGAAGCCGTGTACGAGGCCCACGGCGGCGGTGTAGGTGGTGTTATGGCCACCGGACCCGGAGATTGCTGGCGGTACCTTGGCAAGCCAAAGAGCCGCTCGTTCGAGCGTTGTCATGTCGTTGATTCGTTGCTGGTTTCGGACTGCGGATCTACTTCTTCTTTCGGAGTGTTCCGGCCTTGTCCATTGCCTTGAACATCTCCACTTCCATCATGCGCTTGATGGCGGCGGTCTTGGTGGGATAGGTGCCCATGTTCTTCTTATGGGTCTTGGATTCGACTTTGTAACCGGCCTTAGTTTTCTTGATCATAGGGTTTGAATTTGGCGTGGAACTCGATGCTGAGTCGGACGTAGATGTTGTCACCTCGGCTGTAGACGACAACCGGTTGTTTGATTTCTGCGAGGCGTAGCTGGGCTTCACCGATGAGTTCGACGATCACTCTAGGATTTGATCGATTGACGAACTGTCGGGATTCTTGATTTCCATTTTCCATTTGCGTTGTTCCTTGAGCGGGTAAGCGATCCAACCGTTGGCGACTCCCCACGAGATGATGCTTGCTGCTTCCTCCATGAGTCGGCGGTTCTCCTCGGTGAGTATGGTTCGTTCTTCCTCGGTGATCTTCGATGGCTTCTTGTTGTTCTCCAATCGAGCCTCGTACCAAGGCTGTTCATGGCGCGGTGTTTTCATGGTGATGAGATCTTGGCCAACATGCAGTTGCAATATGAACCCTTGGTCTTTGCATTACACTTGGGGTGATGCACGGGGTTTGAAATGATGTGTGCTGTTAGATCCTTCGTGAGTGTGACCAGCTCTAGGATGCGGGCTGATGCTTCCGCGCAGACTGCGTTTGCGGCCCCATCGGGCGAGCAGATTTCGGATGAGAGGATGTTGAGTGCGTTGACTAGATCGTGTGTTGAGGACTTGTGCATGGTTACTTTTGTTTGTGGATTATGATGCCGTTTCCCTTGGCATCGATGAGTTCTACTGACCGAACGTCTTCGAGGCGGGCCAGTGTCTTGACCATCTCGATGGGATCGTCGGCATGAGTGACGCAGGTGAGGTGGATGTCTCCATCACCGTGGATGACCTTGAGGTTGTCTTTGGTTCGATCCCTTAAAACGCGGATGGTCCGCCCCTCGGAGAGACGGACCACCTTGATCGATTCCACCAATGGAAACGAGTGCCTGCTCATATTAGCTTGTTGCAGTGCGGACAGGTTTTGATTTTACGGAACTCGATAGGAGTAACCCCGACCCACGCGCAGAGATCGTGGTATGATCGCAGCCCGAAGTTCTTGTACTTGAACGGTCGGATGTCCCCGGACTTGATCATGGTGATGAGTGTCACTTGGTTGTTCACCTTGAGCTGGATCATCAGCTTGGCGTTGCGAACACTGAGACCGTAGGTCCACAGGTCCTTGGATGCCTCAATCCTCTTGTGGGCCGTCATCACCTGATGGACGCGCTGCTTGGACATCTTGAGTGTATCTCCGATGACTTGGTAGGTGAGACCTTGCTTACGGAGTTCTGTGACCTTCTCGATTGATTCTGTGAGTTTCACTCTGGGTGTACGTTTCTTCTTTGTGGGTGCTGGGATTACCGGAGCGGGATCTGGATTGCTCGGTAACGTGTCTTCGCTTTGTGGCACTGCATGCACAGTCCGGTTTGAACCGTGCAGCCGCAGCCCAAGCAGTCTGCTAACTCGTGACATAACTGTTTCCATCGTTGTAGTTCCTCTATCGTTTCTTTGTTTTGGTTTTGGTTTGGCTGTTCTTGCGGATGTACCATACGCATGAGATTGAGATCTTATATTTGTTGGCCAACTCACGAAGCGTGTAGCTGTGATGCTCCTTGAGGATGGCGGTCTTGATCTCGTCGGGGATCGCCAGCCACCGTCTCTCGATCCGAGGGTTCGGGTCTTTGAACGGCTTGACGATCCCGACCATCCGCTCCATTGCCTCCTTGGTCAATCCGAATCTTGCTAGCGTACTCATTTTTCAGTTGGTTGATTTCACGCTCCAGGTTTCGAGCGAAGTCTGGCCAGAGCGCGAGGCGATCCTTTAGCCAGAATTCGACGTAGGCATCGGTGCGTGGGGTATCGCTCATGGTTTCTCGCTTAGTTCTTTGATAATCTTGGTCCGCGCTCGTCCCTTCGCTTTGACGATGAGTTGCAGGATGATGATAGGATCAACCGTTGAAACGTGCTGCCAGTATGGTCTGGCTGCGTCGAGTTCACGCGCGCGGTCGATGTCTACTACAAGCACCTCGCTGGTCATCTTGTGCCGGTAGACGAACGCGACACAAAAGCTGTCGGGTAGGGTTCTCACAGATTGGCCTCCTTGGCTATGCGCTGCTGAATCCAGTTGTCGATGGCATTTAGAACAGCGGCATGGATGTTTTCTACGCTCTCCAACCGCTTGATTCGCTCGTTTGCTGCGTTGAGCTGCTGGGTTAGCTCGTCAATCCGTTGCTGTGCGCCCCAACAAGTGCCGTAGCATTGCTCTTGAATTGTCTTTTCGGATTCACTCATGGCTTGTTCTCCTTTGCTCGCTGCCATGCATTGGCCAGCAGACGATAGTTTGAGTCGGAAATGGTGCCGTCCTTCAGCCACTCAAGCAGCTCGTCGCCAGTACTCTTCATCAACTTGATCCGATCTTGCAGGTACTCAACCAGTTCCTTCAGCTCGTTCACATCGGATTGAAGCTCGCGGATCTTTGTGGCATGTGGGTCGATTGTAGTCATCGTATTCGACGTTGGTATTGTGTAGTCGCTCATTTGCACTCCTTCTCGTTCCACAGCAGCAGATCGGCGCGGAGAGCGTCGTTCTCACGCTCTAGTTGAGTGATGCGGTCGTTCAATTTCTTAATCTCGTTAGCTGCTGCGTCCATCATTATTGCGCGGTTGAACCATCCCACTTCTCGAAGTGACTGAGCGTCATTTCGTAGTTGTTCTTCGAGACTCACGGCTTGGCCTCCTTGGCTTTGCGGATTAACCCCTCAACTGGACACGGTTCACCCAATTTGTGCTGATGCTTCTTTCGGTGGTGCAGATGATTGCAGCTCACTACTACACATCCCAACGCCTCCTCCAGCCGCTTGATGCGCTCCTCTAACTTGGCCTTTTCAGTCGCAAGCCAGACGACATCCTTGCGCTTCTCCTCAATCTCCACATTGGCGGCGTTGAGTTCGCGTTCTAACTGGCAAGCGAAGTTGACACTGACCCGTCCAGTTCCAAACTGCGCTTCATCCGTTCTCGGGGTGTCGTTGATCATTTTCGTGGGGTCAGGAATATGATCGTTCATTTCGCAACCTCCACGACTCCACACGGGAGCCACGTTTTACCGCCGTCGATGCTGTATTCGTAGTTTTTGCACCAGTCTATTCTGTTTTCTTCGCTGGATGTGCGGTCAATCAACCATCGTGTTTTTGGGTGTTCACGATTCCTCGCCTGCATCCCCAGCGGAACCTCATCCGCAGTCCACGGGCGGAGCGTTGCGGTGGGTTTGATGCGGTAGTCTTCGGTATGCCACTGCCATAATGGAATAAATGTTCCTTTCCATCCGTCGTCGACACGAAACTGCACTTCCTTCCCATCCACATACGCCTGCATGACTCGGATGGCTTCGATTGTTTGTTCGCGGGTCATTTCGCATCCTCCACTTGCACCATCGGAACGAAGTTCAATCGGTTGTTCTCGTCGATTGCAATACCCCAGCCGTTACGTCGGCAGGACAGTTCGATTGCGTTGTAGACTTCAGTCATTTTCTTCTCTGGCAGATAGAGGGACAGGAGTCCTTTGAATGTGATGCGGTATGATTCCTTGGTTTCGTGCAGTGTGGTCATTTCGCCTCCTTCTTCTTCCGGTTCTTGGTCCAGTAACTGACTTCGTAGGCCATCACTCGCTTGGCCGCTTTGTGCGCTTCTCCAGCTTCCTTGCGGCTCATTACCATCACGCCGGTTCCAGCGTTTGAGATCTTCTTCACGTTTTCGCTCATCGCCCACCTCCGAGTGCGTAGTGAAGCACCAGCAGGGCATCGCAGTTCTTCAGGCTCACATCGAGGTGCGGGTACAGCTCCTGTGCCTTGGCCTTGAGCTTGCGCTTCCATTCGGGTCCGGTGGCGCATGCCTTCCGGCCACCGAGTCCGAGTGGGTCCTGCCACACCTTGGGTTCGACTCGGTGCAGTGCGTAGCCTAGAGAGTAGGCCAGTCCTTGGATGATGCCGTAGTTCTCATGGAGCGTGGCGACCGATGCTGCCGGGGTCAGCTTGCTCACGAACTTCGGGACCTTTTCGATCCACAGGTGCGAATCTGCTAATTTGAATCCGCTTAGTAGTTGCGCCATGTCCGGCAGTGATTCCGGCATTGGGAACAGGAGGATTCCGTTCACGGTATGGACCGCGAACCCTCCGTTCACACCTGGGTCACAGGCTACGATTGTTTTGTTGCTCATTGGTTTTGGTGTTCTGTGATTTGATGGTGAGAGAGTGGCCTACATAGATCCCTGCGATTACGCACAGGGGCATCAGCACAGCCATGCACACGATGGTGATGACGGTGTTCATTGGATCGAGCATCCGAGTTCCTTGTAACATTTGATCCGCTTCTTCGCATGGGCCTCCGCAAGAGGGTGGAATGCATCCTTGAAGTCGCAGATGATGGCGGTGTCCTTGCCTTCGCACCGCCGCAGCGCACGGCTGGCTCGCTGGATGGTTTTCTGTGCGCTCCTGCCACCAGAGACCATGACCAGCGTGTGGACGTTGGGGAGATCCAACCCCTCATCGGCCAGAGAGGTGGCGATCATCACGCTGATGTTGCCAGCTCGGAACTCCTCCATCATAGAGCGACGAATCTTCTTCGATAGCTTGGAATGGACCAGTACCGATCCATTGATGTACATCGCATAATACTCTCCGAGGGTCACACGAGGAACCAGAACCAGTGTCGGGTGCTTCGGGCCACCGGACGCTGCGAACATCACGGCTGCGTTATTGCGAGCATTGTTCTGGCAGATGCCGATGTCGGTGACTGCTTCCCAAGCGCACATGGCTCGAAGCTCCTGGTGGCGGATACGCATGTAGCGTTTGCGATCAGCGAAGAGCCTCTCGATCTGGTCATCGATCCTCTGCTGGATTCCGACATCGCTGGCAGTGCTGATGTAGACGTTGGCATGGGCCAGAACATTGGCTAGTTCCTCGCGCTTGATCTCGTACTGGTTGTTGCGAAAGAGGTTGCGAAGGATGGCGTTGCGCTCTGGATCATCGCACCAAGGGGTCGCATCGAAACCGTAGCGATACCCACTGCATGACTCGATGATCCTGCTCCATGTAACCGCAGGGCTATGCTTTGCCTCATCCACGATCAGTACATCCTTTTGACTGAAGTCCACGGATTCGTGAGGGCAACGGATCTCCACAACATCGTCAGGTACTCCGACGGCCTGCAATGATGCGCGGGCTTGATCACAGGTCTCGCGGGTAGGAGCGAGCCATCCGAATCTCCCTATGGTCTGATGTTCGTGAAGGTACCTGATGATGTGAGAAGCGATCACTGTCTTCCCACAACCGGCGGGCGCAATGATCAGGCCATCACAGGTCTTGGCCCACTCGACAGCGCGTTGCTGATAAGGTCGGAGTAGAAAAGCTTGCTTCGTTGGCGTTTCGATATGATCTTGGATCTGCATAGCGTGTCGTTGCGTCTATGTTGTTTGTTTTGGACTCATTCACCCCCCGGAGGCTGCACACTCCGGGGGGCTTTGTTTTAGGGGTTAGATGGTATCGTTGTCAGACGGCACCTTCTTCATGCGGCGAACCCGGAGCGTAGTCTGCTCGGCACCGTTCTTATCGGTGTACTTCTCCTCTTCGAGAACCACCACGAGCGAGAGTCCAACGAAGCCTTGCAGGAATCGGAAGAAGGCTCCGTTGACGCTAAAATCGAACTCGGCCCCATCATCGATGTTGGCTTCGGTCGCGGAGATCAGTGCTTGGACGCGCCACATCATGGTCTCCTTGAGGATGAACCGGTCGCTGATGACCTCGCCACCAGGACCCTTGTATCGGAGCGTGGCGACTGAGTTCCCGTTCTTGTCGAGGCCGTCATCCTTGCAGGATTGGACCACCACGGTGTATTCGCCGGGAGCGGCGAACGGCTTCACTTCTGCTGCTGAGCGATCAACTTTGAATGTCATGTTAGTAGGTATGTGTCGTTGTTGTTGTTATTCGGACTGACGCGCCGCCCACACGGGCAGCGAAAGGGATTGGATCTGGGAGGAGTAACAAGGCCAAGAGTTAAGCTGTTGGCATTCGACGAAGGTGCGGAGCTGTTCCTCGATGATTGAATATCCAACATCGATGGCCAACTGATCGAGTTCGTAGCAAGCAACACCGTAGGGTGCCTCCTTCTCGACTGCGATGAACACGAACCGGTTGATGCCGGTGATGCGCTGATACCAAGCGGCTTGAACGTGGTATCGGAACTGAGCGACCGACTTCGCGAATGCGTTTGGAGACGCATCCTGAGTGGTCTTGAGATCGATGATGTAGTCCTTGCCCAGACCATCGATGCGAGCTTTGACATCTACGCCCAGCCATTTGTCGAAGCAAGAGACCTCGGGCTTGATGCCATTGAGTAGGCCAGCAGCAGCAGGATGAGCGTGAACCGCAGCGGCTACTCCGGTGATGTTGTCCCACTGCTCTTGGGCCAGAGGTGTCTTTCCTGAGTCTAGGATGGCTTGCCAAGCGGCTTTGCCTTCCTTGGTGCGTCGATCTCCGTTGAACACCGTGTACTTCGCAATGAAGAGTTCTGGCTCAAGCACAGCGCAGTGGGCAGCAGTTCCGAATTCGAGGGCTGGGCTAGACTCTAAGCGAGTCTGTCCATCCTGCCATGAGCGGAAGTGCGCGGGCGATTTGCGGAACTGATCGAGACCGCTCTTCGAGAGAGCCTTGGTGGAGTGGTAAATCTCCGCCGCCATGTTGCAGATGGTATCAGCCATTGGACACCTCCGTGGCGATGACCTCGGGGCTGACGATGACCGGCAGCTTGGAGAGGATCAGGTCGGGCTTGGCAATGTACTTGGACGCATAAGCATCAGGGAGATCGCGGAAGGTTTGAATATCCGAAATGCGACCGGCCTTGATGAGCAGGGCGTTGACATCTTCCTCACGATCCTCGAACAGGGCTTCGAGTTTGGCCGTGATGTCGAAGCTCTTGGTGGGAGCGGCTGCGACCTCTGAGATCGCGGGCTGGAAGTCCTCGGTCTCTTCCGGGGTGTAGATCCCGGCGACTACTTCAGGAGCGAGCATGCGAACCGCTTTGCTGATGCAGCGAGCGCGGAGCATGGCGGAAGGATCTTTGGCCCACCCAGATCCCGGTTTGGCAGGGAGTAGGCCAGCAAGCTTGGCATCCTCGGTGGAGAAGGAGATCTCGCAGGAGTTGCCGTCATAGGTCCAGAGGGCGATGGCCGCTCGTGAGTCGAACTGCTTCCAGAGAACCTTGCCACCACGGGCACGGTATCCGGCGAGCATGGCATCGGATCGCATGGACAGAGAACCATTGATGATGTGGTACTCGCGCTTGAAATCGAACGGGGTCTTCTTCTCGGCAGCGCACTGCCAAGCGATTAACTTTCCCTGTTCGACCTTGGTGCATCCCAACATTCCGCTGGAAGCGATCCACTCGCCCATCTTCTCGATGGCGGTGATGGGGTCTTGGATCTTGCTGTACATCTCAGCGGAGTCGGAGGGTTGCGTTGTCGTTGCTATTGCATTCATTGTGGGTTTTGTCGGAGGAGTTCCTCGATTACATCGGAGCGGACACGGATCGTGCGCTTCGTCGCTTTCATAGCTGGAAGCTTTCCTGACCTGATCCAGCGACGCACGGTCTCGGGATGAGTCCCGAGAGCCGAAGCGATCTCCCGAACGGTTAAGAGTTTTACGCTCACGCAAGCGAATGTAGCAGCGTGTTGCAAACTGTCGAGAGAAATCTTCGAGAGATTTACTCGGAAGGCTGTTGAAAGCCTCTGCGGGCGGCGATTGGCGTGAGGGTTTGGCCGGATTCTCGCAGTTCCTTGAGGAAGCGATACTTCCCGATTTCCGCGCCTTTATCGTATGCCTGGTTGAGCAGCTTGATGCGGGCATCATCGCCATTTTGCTGGTAGGCACCGCTCAGATAGGCGCGTTCCGCAAGGCTTCTGCGCCAGAATCCAACGAGCTGAGTGTACCGGTCATACTGCTCAGGCGTAAGGCGTTCGTAGGTCTTGTTTCCGTAGGTGATTTTCGGATTCGGAACGGAAGGAATCGCCTTGTTGTCAGCGGACCTGCGCCATGTTGAGTAGATCGAGGCGTTAAGCGGATCGGCATCGATGTCGCGGCTCTTGGATGCGCTGAGAAGGTTGTATGCCCACGGGTTTTCACTCTTGGGAGTCTGACGCACAGGTTCTCCCCACAGATCGCGGCGCACGGGCATCGCATTCGGATCTTTGGTTCCTGGGATTTGCAGGCCAAGAGCAGCGAATCGTTGATTGAGTTCGTTCGTGGTGTCCTTGATGAACCCTTCGTTACCAATCGCAGGAAGATACTCGCGCTGAGACCTTCGGATTACGCCGAGAATCGCAGGAGCCACTGGGGAAGCAGCGGTCACTGCGAGGTTCTTGATCCACCGGTCGAGTGAGTTGCCCGACTCTTCGGACATGAGCTTGATGAAGTCGCTGGTTCCTTTGAGGAACTGCTGATTCATCACGAAGTTGATTCCAGACAGAGCCGCACCCTTTCCAAGCGACAAGAAATCGGGGTCGTCATTCGGGCTGCGCTCCTGCAATCGCTTGGCCGTTCCCACCATCAGACCAATCGCTCCGCTGGTTCCCAATGCCGAAAGATCTTTGACGGTATCACCCGGCTTGAACTCGGGATTTTCTCCGCGAACCAAGCGTCTCAATCCGCTGACGTTAAGAGTACCAGGAGGCATCACACCACCAGACTTGGCCAACTCACGAGCCTTGTTGGTCTCGCCGGGAGTATCGAGGTTCGGGGTGATTACGCCCTTGTCATAGAGATATGCGTAAGCACCGCCAACCACCGATCCAACAACAAATCTGCCAACGGCAATCTCTCGCTGACGGGGGGTCAGGTTCTTCCAGTTGAAACCCTGAAACAAAGCAGCGGGCGTAAACTGCATCGCTTCCGCGACCACGTTAATCGGGGTCTTCTGGAACAGCGAAATGAGCCGGTACGGGATGTACCCAAGCGGGCCAGCTTCTTGCTTGATGAATCGGTTGATGTTCCCGACAAACCGAGTCGCAGCGTTTTCCTGCTGGAACACCGACTTGGCTGATTCGTGTTCGATCAACCCGAGATCATCTGGCGTGAACCCACGTTGACCGGCAGCACTCGCTTCATCGCTGATTTCCATCAGCTTCGGATTACGAGTGGCCAACTTGATCTGGGCCTCGCTCAATCCGCGCTGCCTCCCAAGTTCGGAGATGATTCTGGCTCGATCAGCAGATTTGAACGGAACGTCAGTCGCTTGGCTCAACCGAAGAAACACATCGGGAACTGCGCCCAGAGTGGCTTCAACTAAGTTCCTTGCGATGGGAGCATCTGGGTAATTTCCAGACATCGCGTCGAACAGATTTCTCCATGCGCGTTGGAAATTCAAAGGATTGCCAATGTCCGTTCCGAGTTCATACGGCATCGCATCAGCTCCTTTGAGCAGCACCTTTCCAGCTTGAGGCAATGAATTCCCGAATGCCTTGATCCGATCAAGTGTGCGGGCGCGGATGTTGTAGCTGTTGTTCTTGTTTCCAGACAACGCCATGTCGATCCCGCTTGCGGTAACGTCAGCAAGTTCCCTCAACGGAATGTTGATGGTGTTTCCAACAAGGTTCCTAACGATGGAAATCGGAGACATCACCGCCCCTTGAACCATCGAGATGAACAGGTCGGTGGCTGTGGATGGATTCAACCGTGCGATCTGCTCGTTCAACGCAACGTCAGATTCCGATTTCAGAGCATCGGCCATGTCCAGCAACCCGGAGTTGACCTTGATGCCGTTGATGTCGTTTTTGTTTACCGCATCCTTGAGCTTGATCTCAGCACGTTTCACGGCATCAACCGCGCCTCGATACTGATCCATTGAATCGCCAAGCTTGATTGCCTGATCAGGCGTTATCTTTCTACCGCGCTCATCCATCGACTTCGTGACCAACTGAATCACGCCTTCACGGGATGCCGACTTCAGCAGTTTGAACTGGTTGATGAGCTGACCCCAAGTGGTTCCGCTCTTTGCCAAATCCAACGACAGATCAATCGCTTCTTGAGTTCGACCTTCATTCAAATACCGATTGAAAAGCTCCATGCCCGATGCAACTCGGGTGTTGGATTTCGAGTTTCTAAGATCAGAATTGAGCTGATCAGTAGTCATCACTGATGCCTGATCAACCACTTGCTCTACATTCTGCGGGAAATACGAAGACCGAGGCGATTGAGCCACCGCTTCACGAATGACCGGGGGAACGCTAGGAGCAGCAGCAACACGCTCAGCGAATGAGCGAGGCTCCATCTTCGGAGGAACAGCAATCGATGATGGGCGTTGGATTGTCCGGGTCAGTTCGTTGGAGAATTCAGCCTCATCAAACTTCTCTTTGAAGTTCTGTTGGGCATAGCGAAGACCTGCGGCCACACCATCGGCAATGCTTCCACCGGCTCGGATGACAGCTTGAGCGACCGACAATGCGCCGTTCCAAGCCGCTCCCATAAGTTGCGGGAAAGGATTAGCACCGACTCCGGGTTCAACTTGGGTGCGAAGCCCTTCGAGCTTCTCGGCAACGCCCTCTGCCTTCTGGCGGAACTTTCCTTGGGTCTCCTCCAACGCCTTGTTCCAGACTTCGTTGAAGATCGTTTGCTCCGCAACAGGTCGGCCAGCTTCTTCACGACCAATACCGATGGCCTGCTCAACCTTCTTGCGAGTAACTCTCGTGGGTTCTCCTTGAGCGGCACCAGATTCAAGCGTTTCCGACACAGCCTCAGCGGCAAGTCTCCTGTCACGCGAAGCGAGTGCGCGGCTGAGCTTTTGCTCGACGGTTTCAATCGGGGTGGATGTGCGAGCGGCAGCTTCCTGTTCAGCAGCGATCCGCTCGTCGCGCAATCGGAGTCGTTCAGCAAGGATGTCTTCGGTGGATCGAAGCGCAGTTCCTTCCGGCGCAGGAGCAATCTCAGCTTCGCGAGGAGGAAGCATTCCACCTTCGCGAGGAGCGGCGCGTTCTACCGTAAGCTCGGGCGTGACGAGTGGCCTGCTCACCGGCTCTGCAATGGGAGCTTCTGGAGCAGCTTCTCCGCGCATCAGATCTTCGGCAGTGAACTCGCGGCGACCGATAGCTTCTCGGATAGCAGCAGCACGTTCGCGAAGTGCCTGACGCTCAGCGGAGCGTTGAGCTTGGGCTTCTTCTGCGGTCCTGAGAGGAGTTCCGGCGCGAGCGGCTTCGCGTTCCAGAGCCTTCTGTTCCTCGGCAGCAATGCGCTCATCGCGGGCGCGGAGACGTTCAGCAAGGATTTGATCCTGAGTCCTGAGCGTTTCAGGAGCCTCTTCAACAACCTCACCAACAGGAAGTCGGCCACCTTCAACTTGAGCGCGTGGTCCTTCTCCAATCGGTTCGGGACGATAGATGAACGGTTCATCTGGATTCATCCCGGCGATCAACTCGCGGAACTGGGTCTTGAGATCTCCAACCGGAACGATCCGATCCATCTGATCGATGAGTCCGCCCACCTGGCCAACGGCTTCCCCAACCGTCTGCTTTCGAGAGGCTAGGTTATCAAGCACATCAGCTTGAGTGACACCCTTGCCGCGCATACCGAACGAACGGGCCACTTGAGTGCCTAGACCGGCTGCGAAGAGAGTTCCGATTGCAGCCTCGTATGAAGCCTTGAGCTTCTGCTCTGGAGTAGCTTCTGGATCAGCGATGGTCTGCAACGCGATACCAGTAGATTCAGCAGCACCACGGGTTACCTCTGGAGCAAGAACAGCAGGAATGGCTTTGCCAACCTGTTCAGTTGCACGAGCGGCCTCTCCAGCGCGAGTAAGATCCGCAATCTGTGCAGCGCGAGCAGCGGAGGGGGCTGTGGCTTCAGCAAACGATTCAGTGGCAGCAGCAACGGATCTTGGAATTCGGGTGGCCTCACCAGCAGCACCCGCAACGCCCAGAGTCATCAGGTTCATGGGCGAAAGAAGATCGGCGGCAACTTGGCCTGCCACTTCTCCTGCCGGTCGAGTTACCGACTCTGGAACAGCACGAAGACCGGGTGTAACAATTCTCGCAATGTCAGCCGCTTTTGCACCAAGAGATGCTCCAAGCTCACGCTTCTCAGGAGATGCTGACAAGAGGGCCATGATGCCTTCCTTGTCGATGCGTGATGCACCTTCAAGCATTCCCTGCTTTGGCTCACCTCCAGTGACCTGCTGCATGGTTCTACCGATAGTCGCAACATCCTGCGGCATCGGCGCACCGAACGCGAACGGAGCGGCTACGCGAGCGAACGCAGGAGCCACAGACTTGGCCTGCTCGTACAGGCTAGGAGGAGCCTGAAGAACTGGAGCGTTCGGATACTTCTCTTTGCCAGCAAAAGAGAACGCTTTATTGATATCCTCCTGATTTGGCTCCCTGTCGCCTTCTAATTCAAGAGTAACACCAGTGGCATCATTGGTGATCTGATAGATAGGCATAATTATCTTACGCGCTTAATTGTAAAACCGGGGATATCAGTAGGCTTAGTAGGTTCAGCACCTTTGACTCCAGCAGCGGGTTCAGCAGGAAATCCTCCAGCTCCACCAAACGAGGACTGGAATTGCTTGGTTATTTCAACCTGTTTTTCAATCGGAATACCCGGCTTGAATGTGATGACTGGCTTGTACGTTTCAGTCACAGGATCAAACGACAAACGGCTTGAGAACGGAGAATTGTCGGTTCCAGCATTATCAAGATAATCCTTCAGTTGAGGATACATCTTGCTGATTTCTTTGATTTGCTCAGGGCTTCCACCGATTGTCCCAACGCCAGGAAGATTGAACTGCATGTATCCCTGCCTCTTTCGATCAGCTTCCTTCTGGGCAGCTTCCTTGGTTTTCTCCTGAGCTTCCATGAACGCGAGCGTTTCAACGTCAGGCTCACCAAGCTTGAGTCCCCGCTGGGCGAGATACCCCGACATTTCAGGAGCGCGAGATTTCAACGCCTGCATTCTCGCGTTTTCAGTTTGTGCTTGAGAAAGTTCAGCTTCAGCCATTCCGGCCCTCGTGGCTGCATCAAGTGGGCCAACGAAGTCCTTGGCAGTTCCACCCAAAGCCATAGCGGCACCCTTGGCCCTTGAGGTTCCGGTAAGCAAATTGGCTTCACGCTCAGAAGCCAAACGCTTGAGATCTTCCTCAAGCATGAGCTGACGCTGAGCCTTCATGCGATCCATTACGCGCTGCTCCTGCAACGCCGCAAGATCCTCCTCCATCAAAGCCCGCTTGGCGGTTCTTTGCTGGCGGATCTGCTCGTTGGTCCCGGTGAACTCACCAGCGATACCACCGGTAAGCATGGACAAACCTTTGAGCAGTGGGTTGACCCGCTGACTAGCCTGAGTTTCGAGTTTCTTTCTGATTTCTTCGGGAGTAGCCATAAAGTTATCGCAGTTCGTTCAGAATTGACCGGCGAGCCTGTCTTCCGCCCATGCTTTGCATAGCCGCAGCGAGGATCTCATCGGGATCGTAGTTGACGTATCCCGAGTACGGATTCGCAACGCTTTGCATGACCTGCCGAGTCGGGATCGGAACCGTCACGGGTTCAACGACAGGTGGTTGAGTATACTTCGGAAGAATTGAGACGTTCGGCTTCTGTGGAACAATCGGAGGTCGAGCCAGATCCTGAATCGGTTCCTGCGGCAGAGGAGGAAGCGGAGCAGCTATGCGTGGATCGTTGGGAGCTTCGATGAGCGTTGAACCACCGGAAGTAACGATGGCCTGATCCTCGCGTTTGGTGACGCTAGGAGACGTTCCGGGAACAAACGGAACGGGTTGCGGGGCTGGATTGTAGTAATCAGGACCAAGGGTTTCATCCCCCGGCTTCAGACCACCCTTATCCCGAGAAGGAGGCTTGGCGAGATTGGCGTAATCCCAGTCGCCTTTCATCCAGTTCCACTTATCACCAGTGTCATTGACAAGCACATCACCAACCCGAGTTCCGGGCATAGTCGGAACCTCAGTACCCCACATCTGATATCCACCACCGGGAACGAGGTAGAGCTGATCAACGGCAGGAGTTGGAGTTTGATTCGGTCCTGATGGCTCCGATTCAACGCCCGATGAGTTGTTGATGCTGGTATCGTTCGCCATAGATTAGGGACCCATGAATCCCCTGTAACCCGAACCAAGGTTTGCAATGCCTCCTGCAAGACCTTGGAAAACAGCCAATGGAGATCCAGCTTGCGCGGCATTAAACTGGTTTTGAGCGTTTGATAGAGAAAAGTTTGCTCCCGTCTGAAGCAGTTGGCTTGGTGAAGCCTGCTGCATTCCCTGCATGAGCTGAGGAGCGGCGAATGGAGAAGCACCCTGCTGGAGTCCACCAAGCTGAGCAGCTTGCGAGACGATGGGCTGGAGACCAAGAGCAGATTGAATGTTCGCAATGTTTTGCTGCTGTGCGCCCTGACGCTGCTGCTGATTGGCCATCTGGCCCGCAAAGGTCTGCTGCTGCGCGGTGTTTCGCTGGCCGGTGGCTGCGAGGATATTCTGGAACGCTTCCTGAGCCTGACGATTGGCGACATCGCTGGTGGTCTGACCGCTCTGGAGTAGGCCAAGAGCCTGCTGACGGCGTTGGACATCGGCATTCGCAACAGCTTCACCAACCGCCCGCGCCTCGCGGAAAGCGGAGAGGTTGCCAAGGATGTTACCGCTAGCAGCACCACGAGCGCGAACAGCCTGCTCAGCAGCTCGGATCATCGCGGGATCAAGCGTTCCTGCCTGAGCAAGACCGGCACTGATCTGGCGTTCGAGATTACTGCGAATCCTGGCGGACTCGCCAGTATCCTGCGGAGCCGTAGGCATTCCAACGCGCTCATAGGAAGGAGCAGCGGGAGCAGTCTCGGCAATGGGACGCTGGCCAATATCCTTCAAGAACTGATCGTAGAGCTTATAACGCTCAGGATCAGCAGCCTTAAGTTCGGAAACTCTTTGCTCAGCAAATGGAACTCCGTATTTCTGAGCTATATCAAGCTGAGTCTTAGCTTGAGATCCAGCGAGCTGATTGAGTGCCTCAGAAACATTTTTGGTTATGTCAATGTCAGACTTGCCTGCAAAATCATAAGTCTTGGTTCCGGTTTGGACACCATTTTTATATACAGGAACTTCAACTTTTTGACCAAGTCTTGCAGCAACATCGATGGCCCTTTGTATTGGATATGTTTCTATTGAAGCCTGAACGGCCTCCCTGTTTGCAGCGGATAAATCTGCCGGTTTGTAGCTTGGGCCGCACATCTGCGGCTCTCCCCAAGGAATAGAAGGATAGTCTTTGCTCCAGTCATCCTTAGCAAACAGCATTACGCTGTGAGCCAAAACCTTAGATATGTTGATATCGATATTCATACTCCTCCTTCAAAGATTTCTGTTTTCCAAACTGGGTTAAAGCCAAATCGTTTCATATACGAGCTGTATGGGCTTCTTTCGTTGCAAGCTATGAAATATCTGGGAAACCCTTTTGTCTCCATTATGGAGTCATACACTCGTTTAAGGTGCATGCTGTCTCTGGCCGACACCTTTTCGGTGTGATTCCAGAGCAGCAAAATTGGAACTCGGGCGATGGATGATGCTCCGATGATCTCTCCATTCCTTTCGACAACATGCGATGGATGAATGATTGAGTCATTGTTTGCACGAGCAGCCTGCAAGACCTCGGACTCTTGCTCAAGCGTTTGAATGAGTTTGACCGTTGGGAATGAGTTCATTGCTGAGGACGCACAGAATCGACGAATCCAGATACAATCGCGGATTGGAATGACAGGCGACCGCCCGAGTTGGTTTCAACCTTGAACTGGATCGAGTTCCACCGGCCCTTGCTGATCAGGTTGTAGGCTTTCAGGAACTTTTGCGAGTTCGTGATGCTCAAGTTGGGATCGATGGTGGAGAACGTCCCGCTCATGTCCTTGGCGTAGGAAACCGTCACACCCGTGTTTTGGGTGGTGTACGGGTTATCGAACGCGAGCTGGACGCTGTAGCCGATCTTGTCGGGGATGGGTTCTCCCAGGGTGAACGCCTTGGTGATGACGCTCGACTGATAGCTGGAACCGCCATCGAGATAGGACGACACCTGAGTCGGGCTGGTGCGGGTATTGGGCAGGTAATCGTTGAAGGACCAGATCTGTCCACCGCCCTCGGCCACTGCGGTCATATCGCCCGCGAACATCAGCACGGGGCCGAAGTTGGCGAATGAGGTGGTGAAGAAGTCGTTCACCTGCCAGTTGTCCCAGTAGCCAAGCCAAGAGCGGGCCAGTGAGTGGTAGACGATGATCGCGTTGTTGCGAGGGATTAAGTCTTCAAGTTCGAGCGAGAAGCCGTTTTCGAGAAGAATGGCGTACTCGCTTTCGAGACCAATACCGAACGGTCCTTCCTGAACGAACGGAACCGCGAGCATGTACCTATTGTTCCAGAACACTGCATCGCAGAGTTCCAGCTTGGTCTTATCGATGCGGCTGATGAGATCGTTGATCGGGCTGGAGAGCGCGAGTCCAACGCTGGTCTGGGTGCCCGCTTGGATCTGGGCCATCGACCGGATGCCATCACGCGAGAGGAAGAACACATCCGCACCGACAGCGGCGATAGATCGGTGCGAGGAGCAGCCGATGTTTCCGCTGATGATCGAGATGGACCAATCGGCAGGATCGAGCGTGGGATCAGCATCCACATACCAGATGGACCGCTCTTTGAATACGATCAGTCGGTATCCGAACCACGAGTAGAGACCGCGAATAGGATCGCCATCACCGCCCACGCGAACGGAGCCGAGAGGGTCCCAGGATTCGCCATCGAGGATGTCCGAGAAGTAGAGGGTATCGGGTGTGATCGCGGTATCCGCCGAGGCGCACCAGAGACGATTGGTGTGCGTGGTCAGATAGATCGGCTTGCTCGGAGGCGCGAGCGAAACGAAAGCGACCGCATGAGACTGGTTGGTCGGAGATATGGTTACAGAAGGAGGGGTGATGTACCCGCTTCCGGGGTTTAAGATTACGATGGAAAGAATCGCTCCATCGCCACCAATTCTTGCTTCCGCAGTGGCCGTGATTCCGCTCGGAGGAGCGGCTATGGTGATTGTTGGGATTGTGCTGTGGCCGCTTCCCTGATTGATAACATCGATGCGGCTGATCTTTCCGGCTGCAATGGACGCATTCGCATTCGAGCTGTTCACATACTTCAACGAGTTGTAGCCGTCCGAGTAGAACAGCTTCTCGTTGAGCTGGGCGAAGTAGACGTAATTGGCCAGCGGGCTGAACGTGGAGCCAGAGATGAGGTTGTACGAAACGCCAGGGGAACCAGTGTACAACTGGTTGGTGTTAGCGTTGATGTCATTCAGGGCGATGACCAGACGCTCTGATGCGGACGTATCGAAGTAGAAGCCCGAGTAGACTTGGCAGTTGATCGGGAGATTGGACGCGAAGTTGGAAGTGGTAGACTCCCAGTTCGTGATAACGTTTTCCCAGTTGTCGGTGATGCTGTTGCCAATCAGCGAAACGGACCCGAGGCGAGTGACCAGATTGCCGAAGTCATCGTAGTCCATGTTGATGGCCGACTCCAAGCTGGTCGCTGGAATGGCATCTGGACGAGTACCGGAAACGACACCAGTGCTGAACCCATTGCTTCCATCCAGAAGCATCTGGTCGTCGAGTGCGTCTGAGGATTGGAATGGCATTAGGTGATGTCCTGAAAGGTGTAATCGTAGAGGCTGTCAGGAATGATCCGGCTGATCTGCTGCTGCTGACCTCGCTCCATGTCCTTCATAATGGAAACCTGAGCGGCTCCCTCTTGGTACTTGGCTTGGGCTTTGCCGTACTGCCGTGAGTATTCGAGGAGATCGCCTTCGGTGTAGGCCATCAGTGCATTCTCAACACCGTGCAGCTCGAAGTTACTGTCGTTGGTGATGGCAATCGTCTCACCGAACTGGCGCATCTGGGACTGCTTCTTGCCGAGGACGAAGAGCGTTCCGTTGACGTTTGGAACCGGGATGAGCTTGATCCTCGGAACACCGGCAAGTCCGTAGGCAACGTCCATGTTGCGGACCCAGTTCACGAAGTTGTTGGGCGTAGACTTGCGGCTATCGACGTTGTTCCAAGTGTTGGGATCGAGCTGGAAGAACGACACCCATTCAGCGGACGGGATCTCGATGCCATCGGTATCTCCGTTGATCGTGAACTTCGCGGCCACCGGGAAGTCCATGTACATGTTGTACCCGGTGTTCGAGGAGTAGGTTGTGGTGACGAAGGTGTTGATCGTATTGATCTCATCCCCATCAGCGACAGAGATCGAGGTCACTCCGAGGGTATCGTTCCACAAACACGAATCCCAGATCATGGAGTAGCGACGAATGCAGAACCTCTTGGCCAACGCGAGCGTGGCAGAGTCCGTGAACGACAGCTTGTCGCAGGCCGCTTGAGCTACTTCAGAGGGTTTCATTAGGCGAAGAACTCCTGAACCACAATAGTTGATGTTGCGCTTTGCTGGCTATAAGCAGAGACATTGTAGTTAAGATACATATTATTAGATCCATATATATGAATCTTATATGTATACGGAGTTACCGTTGTAATTCCGGTATCAAAGAACTGAATCTTAACATTGTTAATAGCCTCGATTTCTCCGTCCTCGTAGCTTGCGGAAGAAATACCAACTATTCCCATTCCAGTGCTTGTTCCGATCTCGGTTCCATTTCGAGTAAGCCTGAACGTGCAGTTCTTTGAATAGCTTGTTGAAAAAGAGTAATTGATAACTGCGGAGACAAGTATCTTTGATCCACCGCTTCTTGGAGTGATTGTTACAGCAATAACCTCTGTTCCAGAACCACTTGTGGATGCAGCAATGGTTGATCTCGTAGTGATTGCAGTTTGCTTACACTGCGGAGCATTTGCTGACGTTTGAACGAACTGGAGTGAGTCTGAAGCCCTGAGCCTTCCGGTGGAATCAAGAATGATAACCTTATCGGTATCAACATCAACATTCTGAGTAGTGATATTCGGGAACGTAACCACGTTCGCGTTCACCGTCAGAAGATCGGTTCCAGCGTTTCCGATGGTGCTGTTGCCGTTTACGGTCAGGTTTCCGGTGGCGAATAGGTTGCCGCTGGTTGAGATGGTTCCAGTGGCAGCGATGGTGCTTGAGAAGGTGGCAGCACCAACGACGTTTAACGTATCACCAAAGTAAACCGCTCCGGGGATATCAACCCCACCGTTGAACGTGGCGAGACCACTGCAACTCAGGGTGTTTAGGGCTGTATTTGTTCCAACGGATAGGTTTCCAGCGAGGCTGCTTGAGGCGGCAGCGTTTGTCTGAGTGATGCTTCCATACACCGACAAGTTGCTTCCGATGATGATGTTTCCGGCCCCTCCGGTTGAGATGTTTCCAGTAACAAGCAGCGTTGATGAGATCGTGGTGGCTCCCGTGACGGCCAAAGTGGACGAGAGGGTTGTGGCACCGGTCACCCCGAGGGTGGAGCCGATAGTGGCCAATCCAGTGACTGCGAGGCTGGAGGACAGCGTTGTAGCTGCGGCGACACCCAAAGTACCGGCGATCTGGGTATTACCGCTTGCAGAGGCAACTGTGAGCTTGCTGGTGGCAACGCTGAAATCACCTACGATGTTCGCGGCGGTGGTGGAAAGCTGGAGTGAGGAATCGGTTCCGCCGCCATCGCTGACGCTCTTGAGGGTTCCGCTGAGGCTGGCGTTGTCGGAGGTCTTGAGTAGGCCAGTGTAGGTTGCTGCTACTGAACTGCCTGTAAGTGGGGTTGCCATACTATTCCTTGGGAAGTGCGTACCATCCTTCGTGGATTGTCACGCGGTTTCGACTCTTGATGATTTTGCCGTCCGAATCCTTGGCCCACACATGGGCTTTGACGCTTTCAGCCAGTCTGACTGGTTGTCCTGGAGGGACCATTACCACTCTTGTCGGTGTGCATCCCGGCAGCATCAATGCGAGCATTGAGGCGAGCCACGAGGCTTTGATCTTTGGCTCCGTCTTCACTTGTTTGGTCCTTCTGTTCCAGCAGCTTGTCGAGTGCTGCTTTCATCAGTCCCTGTGAGACGCTGGCTAGGGGGTCCATGTTTGATGAGTTTTGCGTGGAAGATTGAAGCCCAGACGAAGATCCCTGCGAGTCCGCAGTTCATTAGGATCTCGGTGTCTGGGGGTGTGGAAAGGGTCAGGCAATTCCCGAGCGCACCGGCAGCGGTTCCTGCGAGACAAATGCGGAGTACTAAGCTACCGCCAACGTGGAATCGTTCAACGATTCCGCCGGTTCGATAGAGCAGTACCATGAAAGCAGAAACGCCAGCGGCAAGGACTCCGCTGGCGATCACATTAACGATGGTTGCGAGCCTCATTTCTTTCGGAATTTGTCGATCACGAATTCGACACCGTGCAGTCCTAGGAAGCCCATGATGAAAGCCGCTGCGTACTGGGTGTTGGAGTTCTGCATATTGAATGCATCGACCACCAGCGGCGTGAGGTAATTGGCCGATAGAGTACCGGCCATGAGTGAGGTGAGAGTAGTGAACCAGTTCTTATGGCCGTCCTTTTTGACGGTCACAAGTGAACCAGCGAAACCAGCCACGAGGAGTCCGATGTTAATTCCAAGATCTCGTAGCTGATCTTTCACTTGCTCTTGTCCTCCGATGAAGCGTCTTGGGCTTTGAGCGATGCGAACATCGCACCGGCACCACCGACAGCGGCGGCGATGGCGTTGGCCATATCACCAGCGATGGCCTGCTTGATTGAAACGGAGAGTGCGGCCAGTAGGACAGCGACTCCGCCAGCGGTGGTTTTCCAATTCTTCATTCTGCTTTAGGTGGTTGTGCGGCTGCGATGATGAGGTCGGCCAGTGGTACTCCTACTTTTGCATTCTGGAAGCCGCCTGCTTTGATGGCGACATCGATGAGTTGGAGGAGTTGATTGGCCTGCTCGGTGCTGAGTTCGATTTTGATCATGCGGCAGGAGCTTCAGCAACAGGAGCCTGTTCGTCAACAGCGGCGACAGGAGTTTCCGTATTGACCAAAACCGGCTCCACCTGAGGCAACATCGGAGGAACGATCATGGTGGGTGGCACCCACGGCAGCGGCAAACTGACAACCGGCGGGTTGATCTGGTTCTGGATCTGGAGCGAGACGTTCGCTTCGATGGCCGACTTGTCCACGCCGTTGGCGAAGCACCAGTCGAGAACCTGCTGCTGCGTCAATTCGTTGTACGGAGTGAAGCTACCAGTCGGCGGAGCGAATGAGCAGCTACCGTAGCAGGTTCCGCTGTACTGATCCTGCGAGCCGTTGCAACGCCAATCGGCGGTGATAACGACATCGGTGAGTGAGCCTTCGGTCGGCTTAACGAGAAGGCGTTCGATGATCCAAGAGAGGGTAATCATGGCTTACTTAGCTTCGAGAGTTTGAACACGGGCGGTGAGTTCCTGAATGGCTTTCACCAGCACAGGAATGAGGTCTTGGCGGACGGACTTGTAAGGAGCTTCGCCTTCGGGAGCAGGGTCTTTCCACTCGTCTACTAGGTTAGGGAACACCTGCTCAAACTCTTGAGCGATGAAACCCCTATCGCCTTTGATGTCCTTACCCTTACCAGCCTTCCAATCAAACTTGCGCGGCTTCAGGGCAAGAATCGCACCCAGACCAACGTCGAGGTCTTGGACATTCTCCTTCAGTCGAGCATCTGAGATTGCCGAGATGGTCGTGTTGGTGGCAAACACCGTGCCTCCAAGACCGATGTAAAAACGATAAGCAGCGGCAGTTGTTGAATAAACATCAAGCCCAATCGACGCATCGGTTGAAGCATCGCGACAGATGTCGAGCCGCTTTCCGCCATCAATAAAACGAGAGCCGACAGCGGATGCAACCGTCGCGTTAGTCGTCCCCACCAGCAAATTCCCCGACGCATCCAGCGTCAT